ATGACGGAAAAAACAGCCTTATTACTAAATGAATTGACACCTGCACAAAAAAATTATGTAACGAACAGACTTGCAGCTAAAGAGAAAGACCTCTCAGTCGCTTATCTTTGCTGGTTTTTCTGTATTCATTATTTTTATTTAAGGAAACCTGTAAGAAATATACTATACTGGATTACTTACGGAGGCGTTTTCATTTGGGCTATTATAGACTTGTTTCGAATGAAATCCCTTGTCGAAAAATGCAATGAAACGATCGTGCAAGAATTAATCCAGGAAGCCACTTTGCTTGAAAGTTAATTGTAAAAGGAAATAAATTCATGGCACTTATATTCTGTCTAATCTGTGGTATCGGTACTAGTAATAAAGCCGCAGGAAAAAAGCACATTTTTAAGACATGGTTTTTATAAGGTTACATATAAGAATCCGGTTATCATATAATTAATGCGATCGCCGGAAAAATAATATAAAATAGAATAAAGAGTTATTCGGTAGCCCCTTTAAAGATATTTTATATCCAGGTTGCCGGATAACTCTTTATTTAATCAACTTTTGGAGTGATTCACTTTCATTATCTTCTACGATTTCCCATTTATCATGAACTCTTTTGTTATCACATTGCCCCAGATTAATAGCAGAATAAAGATAATCTTCGCCAGAATCATCAATAATACGGGGATTTCCATATTCAATGCCAGTACAGATATATATTCTCCCATCAGTCAATCTGTCTACACCAAATGATGAACCCCTGTATTTTACTTTCATCTTTTACTCCTTTTCTTCATCGCTTTGATTTTAATTCCACATCTAAACTCTCTTTAGCGTACCAGTAAATATCAAAAAATGTTTATCCTCTTTAATCACGCCTACATTCTTTTTATTCTACAGGTAACCCCTTGTATTTCTCAACCAATCCTTAATTCTTAATTTAACCCCATTTTCCTCTCCAGATAGATTTCTTCTAAAGATGAAATTTAGCAGATTAGTAAGCAAAATATCATTGCCCGTATAATCGATCCAGCTTTTCATCTTATCACTTTTATATCCGCGCATTTTTTCTATCCAGTTCCGCTTTAACATCTTTCTCTATCCATTTTTTCGATGTTTCACTTTTCAGCAATTTAGATCCGATCATTAATTAATATCCACCGATGGCACATATAATTTGGATACACAGGCAATTTATCTTTTTTAATATTCCCAAACTCATACATATAAACGGATACATCCTTACGCAGCCGTTTAGACTTCTTTTTCAGTGTTTTTTCATTTCCATCCACAACCTCATTTTTAACTTATTTATACGCGATTTCCAAACCTTACGTATTTAACTTCTTCAGATTTCGTTTTACTGCCCGCAAAATTTTATGAAATTCTATATCACCATAGTCCTTTGCTTTTACAATCTACGTCTACCTGTATATAACAAATTATTGTGTGGTCTACAGCTTTCAATGTTGATAAAATCATTGATACTTTTCAAAAACAACTCAAACAAAAACAGAGTCTTGAATTTATCAAGACCCTGTTTGAGCTTGCCGTTAAAAACATAACTGTTTATCCCGACAAAATAAAAGTGGCGTTGTTGGTGACCCAAGAGAAATCACGTAGATTACCACTTATCTTACAGTTTAAAATTCCGCTTATCCGAAAAGCAATGTGAGTTACAAGATTAAAAAGAGCGATAGTGATATCGCTCTTTTTATTTTATCTACCGTTTTCATTTCTTTCTCTCAATTTTTTCAAAAAGTCTTTCACCTTTTCACACTCTTCATCGGTCATCCTGATGGACCGTGCCCTGGCGCCCGGAGGCAGGGTTCTTTTTGCTCCCGCCCCTTTACGGTGCCCGCCCCAGTTGGCTTTTACGCGGCATTTATACGCTTTCCCTGACTGTGTCTCAGTTATATATGGGATTCCATTTCTACCCGAAATGTTCAGGCCTTTATCTCCTGTTTTCTGATTGACGAGCATGGGGAGTCCATTTTTGTTTTTCTTTAATTCCCAATAAGCAGGGGTGATAAATGTTACTTCGTTGTATACCTCTTCGTTCAGTTTAAATAAGCTATATCCCGTTCCACCGAGGGCGGCGGGGTATTCGTATCCTTTTATTTTCATTTTGGTTTCCTCCTACTTACATTCTGTTCCTTATTTCTTCTGCGGTTTTAATTACTGTATGCGGGTTAAAAGCGTTTCTATTTGTTATGTAAAAGCTTGCTTCTTTTTTCTGTTCAATGATTTTATTAATTTTATTTTTTACTGTCTCAAATGCTCTTACATCTCTTTCCTGATTTCTTTCTTTGCTAATCTCGATATTCCTGTTAATCGTGCCCATTACATCGTTTAACATGTCCGTCGCCCAAGTGATTTGTTTTTCGCTGCCTTTGAGTTCGTATGTATTTTCCATTTTTGTTTTCCTCCTTGTTTTTAACTCTCGTCCTTTCTTGATTATAGTATAGTATAATCAAGTTGATTAGTCAATACGTTTTCAAGATATTTTATTATAAATTATCTTTATACCGTGCAATAAAAAAAGAGGGCGGTTTCCCGCCCCGTCAATTACTTAATTTGTCTATCAACCAGCCTGTCGCTACGGCTCCCGCGATGTACGACCAGAGATTTCGTTGCCGTTTCGCAAGCTTCAGATCATGCGTTAAATCATCGATTTTCTTCGTCAATCTGTCTAAAGATAGATTCAATTTCATCAAGTTCTCTTCTGCTGTCTGCAATGATATCTCTGCACTCCGCAATTGTTTCTGCGTTTCTATCAATTCTTTTCTGCACTCTGTCAGCTGATTCTGCAGCTCGGTCAACTCTTGAGACGCTTCTGTCGAGTTGTTCTCCAGCTGATTTAATTTCATCTCCAGCAGATCTAACCGCATCTGCTGATTTTGTGCTATATTCTTGAGCCTCTCGTACTGCGTCCTTTGCATCGTTACCGTTTCGACTGCCCGTGGTGCCTGTGCATATGAGATAGACAAGCACGGCGCAGACAGCAAAGACAGCGCAAGCAACAGCGATAATCTTTTTCTTCTCATACATTTTACACTCCGTTCTCTAAATACCATTGCGCTTTTCCGCGGATGATGTCCCCGCCGGTCCCGATTTCGTCCTGATCGCACAGCTGCTCTAAATCCCAGCGGCAGTCGGGCTCTCCGCTGTACAATCCATAGCCGTCGTCATTAGCGGCCTCGCCGTGCGTCATGAAATGTTCCCTATCGATTGGGTTGTCAAAAACCTCGGCAATGACAGCAAACATCTTCGCCATCGTTTCAATCTGTGCCGCGGTCGGTGGGTATTCACCCAGGTCATCTGGGCGGGCATTATAGCAACAGCACAGAGCAATAGCAATACTGCCCGTGTTTCTGTGCCAAGTTGCTCGCGGTACTTCATCGAGAGACCTTGTGTAGATGATTTCTCCGTCTCCGTCAACGTTAAAATGATAGTCGTTAAACGTTGTGAAGTACCGTCCGGCCGACCAGTGTCCGTATGTCGTCGCCGGCCACGGAAACTGATAAAAATAGCTTCTCTTATCAATGAGCTCTTGTCTAAATTCGGCTATTGTCATAAATACCTCCTATCTAAAACAGCCGCTAAACAGCGGCTATTTCTTGAGTTTTGCAAAAATATTATTATCAAGCAGCGTTATTAGCTTGTCTATATGATGATTTCCTGCGTCCCGTAAATTTTCACAAATCGACAATATCTCGTTGTAGCAGATATAACCGAACATGAATTTGAGTACCGGCCACGACAACGGTATCTCTATCGCCGATAAAACCGTATCAATCTGCGAAGCCGTGAGAATGAGAATTGTGAAGAGAATAAACTTTGTCAGAAACCCCCACAGCATGATTTTAGATTTTAGCCGCTTTGCACTGAACGCAAGAATTATACCGTACAGCTTTTCTCTCGTTGTTAAGTAATCGGGATCCATGCCTTTATCAACGAGATACTGATAACCGATAGCGAGCCAGCGTGTAGAGATGTCAATAATAATCAACCAGAAGTAAGCATTGAGCACAACCCCGTATGCACTGTTAATAAATGACAAGATGTACATCAGCACAACACTTACGACTGTCTTTGATTCCCATTTGTCCAAGAGATTCAGAGAAGTTCGGCAGAAGTATTCTGCAAAGTCTATCAAGTCTAAGACGAAAACACAGGTGACGAAACCGCCCCACCATACCGGTGGTTTGTTGTACTTCTTTATCTTTCTTTTAATTTTTTGAAAAAATGTCATGATGTCTCCTCGTTTATTCTGTCAAATCCGCGTCAGTCTCATGCTTGTTTATCTCGCTTGACCAGCTTATTTTCACGTATTTATTTCTTAGAGTAGACGTTCCCCAGATTGTAATATCGTCTTCGTCATTTACGAGTTTCCATCTATAGTCAACTCCTACGTGCAGCCACACGAACTCGACAGAAATAGACAGATAAGGAGACACCTTAATGTATGTATCTTTTATGCCATCCGACACTTTAAGTACAGTAATACCATCAGCAATGTTGAACTGATAGCTGTCTGTGATTTCGATAGACTCTTCGTTTTCTTCTGCTTTTATCTCCTTTTTGACGTAGTATTTTTTACCGTCGACGCCGTTAAAAGTGTACATGTGCGTGTCAACAACATCTCCGACTTTTGCGTAATGCGGCACGCCGCCGATATCCAGTTTCAAGTAATTGTTTCCGACTAATGATTTATCCGTCGTCAACTCGGCAATTTCTTCTTCTCCATTCGATCTAATGATTTTAAGCTTGTCCATTATTCCACTCCTATCTTTGCCCCATTAGGCAATTTAATCATGTTCCCATCAAAAATATCTGTTTTCTCCACATACTGCGATAAATCCGCGGCGGGCCCCGGCGGACCTTGTATCCCCGTGTTTCCTTTCTCTCCTTTTTCGCCTCTCGGGATTGAGAAGTTAAACACCGCCGCGTTGGCTGTACCGGCATTTGTGACCTTAGCATTTGTTCCCGGCGCCACTGTTGTTACCGTTCCGATTTTGATTGTCGCAGCAGTTCCATCTTTTCCGTCCGCCCCTTTTTGCCCCGGTTCTCCTCTGGGCCCCGGATCTCCTTTGGGGCCTTGAATACCCTGTCCGCCACCGCTGCCCCCGTTTTTATACAGGTACTCCAGATCGTTTGCAATGTAGTCTAAGATACCGTCGTTTCCTTTCGTGCAAAACGGCGTGTTTTTGCCAAACGCCCCGGGCTGTATGATGTTGTCATTCTCGTCTCTTATTTCCGGATGTTGAAATGTCTGCGGTTTCATTCGGATACCTCGGCTTTTTTGATTTCAAGCGTGACGGTATCGCCGTAGTTCAATTCATCGGTTTCTTCTTGCGACGTTGTTGACATAGCATATACTTCGCCAGTCTGCGGATTGTGAAAACTGAATGTCGTTAAAACTCCGTCATTCTGCGGATAAGACACTTTACCGTTTACTTTGCATATTCTTTTCATGATTTTTCTCCTTTTTCTAATAACCTGTGACATTAACAAACAAAATGCAGGTAGCACGTAGAACTCCCGTTGGTATATTTATGTCGCCGTTATTTGGCGATCCGTAATCAGCAAGCCAAGCTGCTTTTAACGTATTATCATTGAGCCAGTTTAGCTTAAGAGAGCTCTGCATAACAACCTGCGGCGTGCACTTTTGAAATTCGTGCATAGAGAACATAATCGCCGCCACCTTCCCGCACAGAAAAGCCGTCTCCGGCATAGTCGACGCCAGTCCTGCAGTGTCGTTCGTCGATATTTCCGACTTGATATGGCTGCCGATAACCCGCATATAGACCGATTTACTGTTAAATACCAGCTGTTTTGTTTCCGGATCCCAGATAAATAGACCCACTCCAGATGTGTCTTGTTCGACCTGTTCGGTAAATATATACAACGTGACTGCGTCGTGTACCTGTTCTTTTGTCATCGATACGCTGTCATGCGCTTGTACACGGACTATCATTTTCCCCGCCATGGCTTCTGTCGTGACATAATATTGAGATTGATTACAGTGTATAGCCGGCAGGTAATTTAGCCCGAATGGTATCTCATACTCCCAATATCGCCATCCGCCGTTTCCGCCCATCTCTTTCGGCAATGGCAGCTTATCTACTTTCAGCAACCGTAAATTTTTATACTTATTGTTGATAATAAGGCGACGATCTGCGTTGTAAATTTCCAAGAAATTAATAAGTGCCATAGTATATCCTTTGTTTATGTACGTGATCGAAATCTCCACGATACACCCAGTTAATTTGATTTCTCGATGTCGTTATCCGTATAGGTGCCGTATACTCCGCCGTTTCCGGCACAAAAAACACAAATAGCCGGTCATTATCTCGAATATCGATAGTTCGGCTTCCCGTCGGTGTGTCGGCTGTAAAACTGCCAAGAATGCGTGTCAGTGAATCTGTGATATCGAGTGTTAATCCTTTTTGCGGATGGTAAATCTTTAGTCCAATAGCCATTACACATTTACCCCCAACGCTATAACTCTGAAATTATTCTCATCAAAAATTTCAATCAAATTATCTTGAATTACCGTACGCGCTCCGCTTGTTGCCGTTTCCAGTCTTCCGATTCTTGCTGTGATTGCCGATAGACTCGTTACCGCCAACTTGTCTGCTGTAACCGCTTTTGCGGCAAGCATGCGGCTCACTATGACGTTGTTATCTATGACTGTTTCGGCTCCAACGTGTAGATATCTACTTGCAATCGTCGTTGTTGTCGGTGACAAGTTGATCTGATTGATGACATCGCCTTTCTGCACCCTTAAATTGATTGCATCGGTCATTTGAGCTATGGCGCTGTAATTAGCTTTTGCAAGCATGAGATTTCCGAGGTTAGAGACTATTGTCGTTACGTCTTGCTTTGCGATTGCGCCGTCGTTGAGCTTTTGCTTAACTAACGCGTCTACTTTCGCAAGACTTACCGCTTCATCGTCAATCATGTCCTTACTGATTGAGATTTTGACAGTAACACGGCTCTCTCCGGATTTTTCACCTTCGCCGAAAAGGTCATAATAAGCGATGGCGACGTCATAGATACCCGCACCGCAAGTGTGACTGTAGCTGTTGTTTTCTGTCTTGATTGTCTTCTGCCCATCAGTACCGCTGATATAGATGTTCATCCCAGCGCAATCTTTCGGAATCGCTCCAGCTGTCAGTCCAAAACCTCCGATTGTACTTGTAAGTACGGGCGGATTAGGCTTCTTTGGCGGCTGCTTGTTATACTGCAAAATAGCTGAGGTAGAATATTTGCCGATGGCAGATTTCGCGTACAGATACAGTTTCCCGCTCCGTTCGGTCAGCGGCAGGATAGCAGACAAGTTGTTCGTCCGTACTAACAGTCCCGATGTTTCAGCGCCGGCATTGTTGTCCGTTCGAACTTCATAAAACGCAACGTCGGTATTTGTAACTTCTTTCCAGCTTGCGGTACAGACGGACCCAAAGTCTATGCCGAATCCGTCGGGTGTGTTCGGAATTTCCGTTTTAAGCGCGACAAGGATCTTCAGCTGTGGTGAGGTGTCCGGACTTGTACTTTCACCCCATTCGTCTTTTGTGCAGACCGCAATCAGGTAGGTATCTCCGACGATTGCCTGCGGAATGACAACTTGGTCTTTTCCGCTTCCGCCGAATGTCCACTCGCCATCGAATCCGAGTTCAGAGCCTTTGGTGCCTTCTTTGATAACGAGATCTTTTGCCTGCCCATTGCTTGTCTTATACCAAACATCACCTTGTAGATAAGACTGCAGTTCGGGCGGCATCCAGTTTACGACGATGTCATAACGTGATACGCCGTCCGCAAGCTGCCTATACCTGTTATACGCTGTGATGTTCGTAACGGGCGGGATATAGTACGGGGCTAATGTGTACTCATAAGCTTTAACTTCGGACAGATCTTGATTTCCCGCGCCGAAAATGTTATACGAGCAGAATTTCAGATAAATCTTCTTGCCGATGTCTTCTTTCGCGAACGGCACTTTAAATACCGAATTATCAAGCCGGACAAAGTCTGTATCTTTAGCATGCATTCTTATCGTTGTATTGCACTGGCCGCGGTATAACCCGGACAGCAGCCACGCACCGTTCGATTGCAAATTAGCGTTGATGTAACTCATACACTCGCCGTCGATCCAGCAGAGTGTATTTTTGCGTTCTGCGTCCTGCGCTGTACCGCTAAGCAGCTGATCATTACACGTTACAAGTACTTGATTACCCGATGGATGATTCGGCATCGGCGACAATGGCTGTGTTAATTTACCGCACCGCGCAGAGCCTGCAATTTGCCCGACTGTCCGGTAGTTCGTGTTGTCATCGGAGACATACACAGTACATCCGCCCCAGCCGTCAGCTTTGCCTTTCGCCGCAATCCACAGTTCAAGCCCGTCAGATGTGAGATCTGCGGGCGGCTGGAAAATAACCGGCACGGTGTCCGGAGCTGTTTTGTTGTAGTCAATATACGGACGATCTACATCATGCACATCATACGTAGCCGCAGAGTAGTTTCCCGGAGGCACGGATACTGCTGTAACTGTAAGCATTCCGCTATCGTCTTCGGTAACTGCAGTCACCCTGACTACTTGTTTATCAATCCCGCTATACTTATCGGATATACGTACTAAGTCGCCCGGCTCTATTCTGCAGAAAGCCCAATCAAGAGTAAAAGTATACTGGTTTCTTCCGTATTTATTCTTACGAGCGGCCATTTCGGCTACTTTCACGGCGCGCGCTTTCGTATATACATACCGTGCATTTATTGTATTTGCTTGCCGGAGCCCGTGATTCGCAATATCTTCGGAGAACTGATAAGCGACAGATTCTTTTTCATAGCTGTTAACTCTGTTACTAAACTCAACAGGAAAACGATTATAAATATCCGCGGAGTCTTTCCGCTGATATGTGACAAGCGCTCCGTCAGACTGCGGAATGAAATCGTCGGCGGTCAGGTCATACTGTACGGTCTTATCCGGCGTCCAGTTACCCGCAGGACGGTCTTCGGTTATGACAATTTTATACCGGTCGTTAGACCAAAAAATATGCGCATTAGTGAGTCCCGTTATCTCTTTAACGATGTCGCGCACGGCGCTCTCGTCGGCATCCGCCGGAGTAGAAATAAGCAGATCGGCCTCTTTGCAGTACTTTCTGTACTCGTCGAGGTTTTCAATAGTGACATCGGACAATCCGACTCTGTCTAACAGCGCTCTTATGTAATCCGCAGGATTAACGTCGATACCGTCTCCGGTACTAAGCAGCTTACCTTTTACTTCGAAATTGTACGTCGGCATAGCCGCAGAGTCACCCAAATCGATAACGCCCGCCAGGTACGCCAAACCATTATACGGAAGTGATTTATCCGGATGGTGCTGCGCTACATAACTCCACGGCGACTGCGTAGACGCGCCATCGAAAAGTGACAGCCCTACTTCTTCAGATGGATAATTGTAAACTTCTTTATCCTTCCAGATCCTACCGATACCGGCTATTTGGCTTTCGCAAAGTCCGATAATCGTAGCTACAGAATAGGTATATGTGATGTTAGTCTGTTTTCCGCCGCCTTTGCCCGCCCGGTGCGTCTCTTTGTGCTCATGTGCGGTAAAATCATCATAATAAATAATATTCCCGCCGATACGCGTTGTACCGTAAATTTCCGGAACAGCGGTACCGTATTCGGCAGTATTAACCGTAAATGTTGAGATTTTGTTAGCCCGAGTAACGATATTCGGACCCCTGAAAAAACTCATACTTTATCGCCTCTCCATCTGTAGATATACTTAAGCCGCGGCTGCCCGCGGCGGTCATAAAACATAACATCGCTCATCTCTGTAACTATCACACCTTGATTGATTAATGCATGAATAACTCTGTCCTGCCCAATATATACTGCTGCATGAGATATGCAGCGACCGTACTTGTACAACAAAAAATCACCAATTTGTAGATCGGTGACTTCGTCACAATATTTTTGTACGTACCTCAGAAACCACTCTTCTGAATGCGATAAATGCCACATATTAGAGTATGGCGCGATGCTAATCGTATCCGGTTTTATTATTTGTGCGCCTTCGAGCACACCGATTAGCAGCATACCGCAGTCTACGCCTACGCCCTTTACTTTTGCCATATTAACGTGTGGCGTTCCGAGCCATGCCTGCGCTTCTGCAGCTATTCTCTCGCCGACGGTCATATAAGTATCTCTTTCAAAGGCACATATGGCGCCACGACCGACGCGTTATCTATATCCGTCGAGCTGATAACCCCCTCTCCTGACGTACTATACGCTTTCTGCGGATAGTACTTCCGGATCGGAAATTTCATGTTCAGTCCTTGTGTTTTCGATTTTATAGACAGCTGCAGGTCGACGCCCCCCGCCTGCTTAACTTCGACATTCCCTGCGAAAAGTCCTATCGTGCCTAACACCGACGCCCCGCGGAAAAAACAACGCCGCAAAGACAATATCGCCCCATCAAGAACGCCTTCGTGTGCCGCCTTGAGCAGCGGCTTGTTTTCTATCTTATCGTCAGGATCCGCGTTTATCGTGACTGTTAATGTATCTACCGAAACATCGCTCTGCAGATCTATCTGACTGCGCTTGATAAGCAGCGCATTATGCTGATATGTTCTTCCATTATATATAATGTCTTGATCTGTATCGGCATAGTAGTATTTATTTCCGTTCGACAGTGCCATTTCATACAGATCGCAAGATGTAAAACTTTTCTCTGTATTCAGATACGTTTCTAAGTCAGTCGTTACTTTCTTCATCGTACTACCCTCAGCTTGATACTTCCCGTTTCGTTCCAGTTTCTAAATAATTCTGTGATTCCCAGTCCGTCGTCGTCAAAACATACTTTCCAGTAATACGTATAATCGGCCTTAATGACGTCGCTGCCAGCCGGAGCTGTTTTAAAAACGATTACCCCGTCCGTTATCGTATAATCCGACGCCGGCACTTTTGCGTCGTTGCGATAAACAGTGGCATTCTCAATATACGCGGCGGGCTCTACATACTCCCCAACTTGCATAACTGCTTGATATTTACCGGGGGAAATCATCGGGATTTGTATGCCTTTTACCTGGTAATCCTTCGGATCTAACCAAAGAAACGGAAGAAGCGCCCCTTTCTGCAGCGCGCAAAAGCCTAATATTTTACGAGATTCTTCATCGGTCAACCGCTTAAACTGTACACTGATTGTCCAGTCCGGATACAACTGATTCGTCATAGCCCGCCTTCGGCCGGAGCCTGTTTTTTTCACTGTTGTATTCCAAGTCTCTTTTTTAGAGGAGTTCCATGCCGCTTTTTGTATGTCCGGAAACTTTTTCAAAGCCATTTACCATACCCCGCTATCTGTCGCAAAATTTCGGTTGTTTTCATGCAGCGCCTGCTTGATTTGCTTGAGTCCTCCGCGGTTTAAAAAGTCCATAAAAGACTTAGCATCTAAAGCTGATACAGACAGATTTACATCGCCGCCTGCATTATCATCTACTCCGCCACCATCCGAAAATTCCGGAGTAGCGCCGGCGTTAATAGCGTTTAACATCCCGACGCCTATGCGGTCTACTGCAGCCGAGCGGATAACGTACTCTCCTTTAGACAGCATAGCTGGAATAGAGTCACTGGTACCAGTACCCGGGCCGGTAATGTATCCGCCTGCCGCCTTTTTTGTAATGCCAAACACCGTTTTATTGGCCATATCCGCAGGTGTCATACCGCTTGCCCACGTAGGAAATGCAGAATAAATCGCAAACACGCCGAGCCATTCGGTCAGTATTGATACCGCAGTGTTAATAATGTTCTTAGCAAAATCAGCCAGCGCTTCTTTTCCCGACTTTGCGCCGGTAATAAAATCCGACATAGCGCTGCCCATACTTTTACCGACATCGTTCATATAGCCAACAATTTTATCGTGCCACTGCTGCGCGGTGGTCAGCTGCTGAATTTCAGCATCGGCCGCTTCTGCTAAAGCCGCTTTATACTGATCTACAAACGACTGCAGCGTCTCTCCTTTTGCTGTTAGCTCTTCTGCCAGTGCATCAGGGGTCATCTGTAAGAGCTTAGCTGCTCCGCTTAAAGCCTCCGCTTCGTCCGGATTAGAGACGACTGTATCAAGATCTTTCAAGTTTTCTTGCAGTGTCTTCTTGAGCTGATCTATCTTATATTTTGTGCTGTCTGGATCACCGAGTATTCTGTCTACCAGATTTTTCGTATTTTCTTCGTTATTTTTTAACGCCAAATCGAACTGCGCCGCTCTTACTTTAGCCGCGTATAAACTGTTTTCCGCGTCTATCTGATCGTTAATAGCTTTAATCGTTTTGTCGCGCGTAGATGCGTCGGTAATTTTCTGCGCAAGCTTGAGCTCGTTTGTGTACCCCTCAACTAACTGATCATGCGCATTTTTGAGCCCTTGCAGAGTTACTTGCAGACCTTCTGTCTTCTGCTCTTCTTTAGTCATCATCTTGACACTAACCTGCGCGAGTTCTACCGCCGATTTAGCCAGCGCCCATTTCTGTTTATCCGCGTCAGCGTATTTTTTAATCAGCGCTTCCACAGCTTTTTCTTCTTCAGTCAGCTTTTTTACAGCTGATCCGCCACCGCTGTGGGAGCCTCCTCCGCCGCCTGACCTTTTAGCCAAGCTGCCCGCGGAATTGAACCTCTGCGACTCACGAACCAAACCGTGCGTCGCATTAGCCAAAGCGGCTTCCTCTTCTTCATTATTAACACCGCCCGCTACAGCTATTTCATACTGACGGTGGATGCCGGATGCTGCCGCGCTGGCAATTCTGCCTAAAATGCTTAGTACTTCGACTGCAAAATCGTAAATTTCTTTCAGTACATCTATGACCGGCCGCAACGAATCGACAATTTCGGCACCAACTTCGCTAAATCCTATCGCCAAATTAAATATGATGACGTAGATAGCCTCTATGGCAGTTTTTATCACCGATAATATGGCATCGATCCCCCATAAAACAGCGCCGGCCACATCGCCCAGCAGGGAGAACACGCCGAGACCGTCGCCGCGAATGAAATCCACGAGATCCTGCGTGATGTCAATAAGCTCTTGTACTATTCCTGACTGCTGAAATGCATCAAGAATAGCTGCACCGATTTCTCCGCATGCCGCGTTAATATTTCCGGTGACATCACCCCATTGGTCAATGATATTCTGCTTAGATTTAGCCATTGATCCATCGAACTGGTGTAAGTAGTCGGTTAATGCTTGAATAGCGTCCTGCGCATCCAGCGTTCCATCGTCCAGCGCCTTCATTGCTTCTTCGCCGGTCATACCCAGAGACCCGAAGACATCGTCAAGATTAATGCCGGCCATCTGTAGAGCTATAATCTGCCGGCTGCTTGCGTCCCCGGTAGCTTTAATGCGCGCAAGCGTAGTAACAAGCATTTCTGCGCCTTCTTGCTTCTTACCGAGACCCGCCGCTGCGTCAGCGCATAGCCGGATCATATCCGCCGACTCTTGCGCCGTATAGCCCATCGCAAGCAGCTGTATGCCCATTTCTTGTACAGCCGCTGAGTCGTAATTCAGGTCGCGCTCGAGATCATTAAATATGCGATATGTCTCTTTTCCGCTGTTTATGTTATTTTTTATAGCGCCCAGCTGCGCCGTCGTTTGCTGCGCAGCCAAGCCGACACTTACTATATGCATGGCCGCGTCTTTCGCTATATCGACAACCGCTGATAGTGCACTAACTAATGCGTTGCCGAGCGCGACAGAGAATGCTGTAGTCGCTGTAGATCCGCCGCGGAACGACGAAAGTAATTGCTTAAATCCCCCCGCAGCCTCTTTCGACTTCTGACTGGCGGCTTCTATACTTTTTGTAGTATCTTTAATAGCACGCGAGTATGCAGCGTTCGCTTCTTTTTGACTGTGCAGCGCCATCCTGAGATCTTTTAATGCTTGCCTCTGTTCAGTCGTCGCTTTTGTGCCGTTGCGAGTCGTCTTATTTAGATCTTTGAGTTGCTGTTTGAGTTCTGCTGCTTTCTGCGAGCCTTCTGCGAACGCCGCTTTTAATCTTTTCAGCCCTTCATCGTCAGTAGCTGTCTTTATAACGATCTTCGCGTCTGCCATTCAAGCACTTCCTTTTATTTAAAAAGCGCCGGTTAAGGCACTGTTGATTTCAAATTTATAATTCAATATGCGTCTCTAAATACGCGTCTACTTGACTTGCAAAATAAGTCTCTATGGCTGCTTTATTCCGGCCAAAATAATCCCCTCGAGCTGGATATTTGGTAGCTTTCATGCCCTGCCTCGGGCCTCTTCCCCGGATGTATCCGCCATGCGCCCCGGTATTGTACCACCGCGCGAAATAATTAGCATAAATGGTAGCCGTTACGTTATCAACTTCGACAGCATAGTGGCTCGGAATAATCTCCGACGTACCATCTGGCGCGGTTATAAGATTTTTACCGGAAAAAGCAGTTTTCGGATGCGTTCTTTTTATATAATCCGTCGTTGCGTACTTTGCGTGCTTACACGCCGCGGCAACATCTACGATAAAGCCCCGTCGAGTATAATCTTCTATTTTTTCCTGTAGTTCTTCAAGCGTCATGATAAAAATAATAGAGCGGTTTACTCAACAAACCGCTCTACCCTTTTAAATTAATGCCCTGGCGTAGCCGTGGGCTCTACAAAACCTGTTTTCTTGACCGGAGCGCCGACTCCTGTCGCTTTCAGTGAGTAAGACACGACGTCTTCCCCGTCTGCCGTCTTTTCCCATGATGTCGGTACGTACTTACCGACAATGTATTCTTTAGTATCCAAATCAACGATGGCAAACTGCAGAGCGCCTTTTTCGGCGGTAATTGCATCATCGTACAAGAACTCTTCGATGACTTTCTGCGCTTCATTATCTCGACGCATAACAACTTCTGCATCCAGCTCGTGAGTCTTCGAAGTCACAACGCCGTCAGCCCAATAACCGGTATCCTTTGTCTGCGCCGTTTTGACCTCGGCAGACACGGAGTGCGTATTTGACGTCAATCCGCCCAATTTAATCCATTTCGGGCTTGCTTCGGACGCTCCCGTACCGTAATTGATGTACAGGATAATTCGTTTGCCGGAAACCCCGACTTCCCCGGTAAACGCCGGGTATTTTTCTTTTGCGATAGTTACAGCCATTTTTCACCTCATGCTATTTGATCAATTCTAAAAATAAGAGTAGTACCGCCGTTCTGCCATACACCAGTATCGCCGTATACCGGTAGATTCGTCCGCAGCGAGCCTACTTTAATACTGATAAGCTGGTATCCGTCTGCGTACAGCTCTTTTTGCAGTGCATCCCAGCCCGCGTCGCCGCTTAAATAGTTCAGCAGCGCTTCCAGCTTTTCTGCAATCACTTTGCGGCCTTTATAGTTACTGTAGATCTCCAGCTGCAGCGACATATTCCACGAAGCCATATCCGGCGCAGTAGCGGTGCAGTCCGCGTCGCTGGCGCCTAAAATGCCGTAGGCAAACTCTTTTTGCTTTCTGAAATAGTCTTCTATTTCGGTAATCGGCACCGCACTGTCGAACCAGTCCAAACCTATCGGACTGTTTTTTGTCACCGCATAAAACGCTTTGGTTACGGGATAAAACGGAGATTTATACTTCATATCAGGCCACCTCCGCTATTAATAGCCGTCGCCGTAATCTGCAAGAAATACGGCCTGCTTTCGTCAAGCAGCAATATGTCATTAATGAGATAGATAAAATCCCTATATGACAGTCTCCACGATGTATCCAGCCCTTTTACTGCACTCATACCCCGGACATCTCGAATGACAAAATACCGGGTATCCACAGTGACGTAATCCCCTACGATCTGCTGCCGGCTCTGGTTACGCTGTTCGCACATAGCAGACAACGTAACCGCCGGAACGTACGTAGTTTCGCTTAAGCCGCCCAGTTCGTCACGGACCGGCGCGGACGGCTTAAGCAGCGTAATCCGATGACAAAACCGGCCCGGGTTTCGCTTAAACACAAAGCACCCCTTACGGCGTCTTAGTAAGCTTTACAAAGGCTTTGTCGTAAACAGAGATATCCGTGAAGCGGCATACGGCGCGGACAAGAACGGAATTTTTGGTAAACCCTGCTTCTTCCGAAGACGCAACTTCGAGAGACGGATATGCAATGTGATACAAAGCTGAGAAGTCCCCGACAAGAATAGTATTATCCGCAAGATTGCTTCCTTCGACGACAATAATCGGGCGCCCTTCGATTTCTTTTACCGCTGCGTTGTTAGCGTCGCGGGAAAGCAGGTATCTGTCCTGCTTGTCTTTCGCAAGTGCAAGACCCGCCCACGTAACCTGATTCATAACAACAGTAGCTCCGGATCCCGCATCCAGCGGGAGTTCAATTATAGCTTTTTTAACCGCATCGACAGTGACCACGGTATTCATAGCGGCAATCTTAGTTTCTTTCGCCGCGGCAAGTACTTTAGCACAGATGTCCTTATTTACTGTAGTACCGTACACTCGATTGAAAAGCGTTCCAATAATTGCCAATACGTCAGAGTTAGCATCCTGTAGTAATTCACGGGATACCGGAATAATAGCGCCTTTAGACGCCAGCGTATACTTAACGCTGGTAAATACACCTTTTTTCTGCGCAATCTCGGTATTTTCTTCGAAATCTGTCAGTTCGACATCCTGCCCATAATCGATACACGGTACCGTCCCCGCGCGAGTCGTTACCGGGATAGCGGTCGCGATAGCACGAAGATCCACGCCGACTCCGTTATTTTCCCGCAAAGACAGCAGTTCTTCGGGAACGAGGACGCCCCCATCAGCGGCAACTGCGCCATTCTGACCCGCGGCTTTGTCTTCAAAATAGGTCGCATATTCAGTATCGGTCACCGCGCGTCCCAGCAAGAAATTTTTAAGTGCTGCATTAAATCTTTTTTTGTCCATCTTGTTTTCTCCTTTTAAATAACTTTTCCTTTTTGCTTCAGCTTCCAGTGCTTTTTGCTCACTATAAGCGGTAAGCTTATCTCCCAATTCTTTCTGCTTCTCTGCAGGTACGGCTTCTTTCTTTTCGATAAAAGCCTTAATTTCATCTTTCAGTGCGTCAATATCGCGCTTCATCTCTATGCTTTTCAGCATTTAACCACCTCTTTCTTATAAAATACTGCGCCAGTAAGCTTCTTCTTTCTCATCCATTTTCGGGACGGGCCCGTTTCGCTTCCGCCGATGTTTCGTCAATTTCTTATATGTCGGCGCTTTTCGGCCGTAGGCGCCTCTGTATGTCGGTAACGCGCAGTTAATGATCATTAAATCCTCCAGCGCATCGTAACGCCGCAAATAACCATCAAACATCGCGTCGATTTCCGAAACAGTATACTTTCCGAATTGCTCTGGAGTCAGATTGAGTTCACCGAGTGCAATAACTTCAAGCACTTCCAGCATATCCCGAAACGTTCGGTATCCCGCCGGCCTTACGCTTTGCCTGCTTTTTTCATCAGTGCCTTCATCTGTTCCGGCTTCGGCAATGCTGCCTCGACTTTTTTTGGGTCAGCTACCGTGCCTGATTTAATCAGTGCCGATAACGCGTAAGCCATCAGTACTGCCGGTGAATACTGCGGTATCGCTTCATAATACAAGCATTCCGCGTCTTCGTGTGTCATACCGTCGTTGCCGTCAATAAGAGCTTGAGTGAACAGCACAAATACATCGTGCAGCGGAGCCGCCTGCTCTTTAACTGACTGTAAAAATTTCATCAAGGACTCATGCCGTAACTTTGTTTCAGCTTCATATGTGCCTTTATTAGTCAGTTTTAAACGGTATGTCTTTCCGCTGATTTCTATGCTTTCGAAATTATCAAAAATCATTACCCTCCCTCCTTTCTTCTGGGATTTCCACCTTCGTCACCGCCGCTATCTCCTAAAGCTCCGGTCCCGCCGCGCTGCGTGAGCATATCTGCTCCGGGTGCGTCTATCGCCGGATATCTCAGAGACCGTCTGGCCTCATTAGGTGTCAATATTCCTGCTCCAGTGTAAGCCGCGAGAACGCTTGCTTTACTCTGAGCGTCCAATGTATCAAAGACATCACCAGCACTAAGGAATCGATATCCTTTCGTTTGGTCTGCTCTATCAAGCAGCTTGAGCCGAAACTCTGCCGCGTACTGTGTAATAATCGGGATCATCGTTTGATTAAAGAACTGCGCCATTTGATTAGTTGAAAACGTAGCCATCCCAGCGCCGCCACCCACATTAAGCATTGCAAGCGGTATGCCGAAGAATGACGAAATCTTTTGTGCGGAAGTCTGCTGCAACGATTCATAGTAATCTTTAATCGCATTCGCAATATTCGTCGCTGTCATTCCCGCTGGCAACGGCAATATCGTATTATTGCTGTCCGACAGAAGCTCTCGAACTTGATTTTGCAGTTCTTTCTGCTTTGACGCGCTCAAATCAGATGTATATGACAACACAATTGTCCCGGAAAAGCCGTTTATCACGGCACTGCGCATTGCGCTTTCCGATTCCGCCGACCCTTTTAGCGCATTCATCAGCACATCAATAGCTCTTCGACCAACAAGTCCGTTAATACTAAAAGCTTTAAAATGCAAAATTTCTTCAGGTAAAATAGTAAAGCGGTGCCCGGATTGTGTATCATAGTACTCATATACCATCTTCCGCTGTCCTTGCAGTATGTCTGCGTTATCCCAGTATGCTCGAACATTAAAAGCATTCAGCGGAATTAACTTTTCTACTACGCCCGATTTGCCGCACTGAATGTATGCATAAGCATTTCCATAGGTGTTTCGCTGTATTTCTATCCAACGCCAAAACTCATATGCATTTATGCCGTCGTACGGCTCCACGTTAAGCGCCCGTTCATAACGCAGGCCGAAAACTGCGGGAGTATTCCCGCCCGGGTCGTACAGACCCCACTGGATCTGCCCGATGTTTTTAGCAAGAATCTCGATGCAAGTAGCAAAGATAACATCTCCCGCCGCGTCAACCATGACGCGACGCCCCGTGCCGATCGGATAGAAATTCTTTTTTGTGCTTTCGTATACGCCGCCGCGGAAAAAAGCTTTAAATTTATCCAGCATAGCCGTTACTCCAACTTATCAACAGTGTCAAGCAGTGCTCGAAGATCTTCGGGAACTTTATAATTTGCTTTGCGTTCGGCTTCCTTTTTTTCAGCTTCAAGATCCTGCAATTTATGTATTACTCCCGCAAAACCCGCTACGGCTACCATATCGGGCTTTTTAGCAGCGTCTTCAATAACCACGTGGTCAAACATCTCTACTGCCTGCTCTCCGGTAAGCCACACTTCGCCGTTGTCAATCCGGGTGTCCAATGTTTTATCTTTAGCATGCTCCAATACGATGCTATGCAAAACGGCATCGATAGCTTTCATAGACTCAATTACATTCGCTATCTCTTCTTTATTTCCTTCAGCGTAAGACATGCAATTGTGCAGCATAAGCAGGTCGTCTTTATGCATAATCAGCTGATTACACGCCAGCGCAATAACCCCGCCCATTGAACATGCCATAACTTCCACTTTAGCCGTTACTTTCTGTTTGCAATTCCTGATCGCGTTAACCACCTGCAGCCCTTCAAGTACGCTGCCTCCGGGAGAGTTAATTACCAGCGTAACGTCTTCCGTAGCCTCATTTAATGCTTTAACTACATCTGCCGTGGCTTCAATGGCCCCATTAATTTTCAAATCCATATCATTTTTCCTCCAATCGATAAAATTGTAATTGTGTAAGCATCGCCCGCGCTCCATAGTTCAGACCTGCATCTGCAGTGCTTGACATGCCTTCCCGTTGGTCGTACATGTGTGGACCCCACTGAGTCATCACCCACAAGTCGGCTTTGTTCCGAAACCGCTCATTCGCTTTGTACAGCGCTTTGTAATTGTCAATTGCATCTTCCAAATAACCGTAACCCGTATCAATAATCCGTCGAATAAAAGCGTCGTCATCGTCATACGGGATATGTAGATAATCTTTTAGTTCTTCCGTTGTAATCATGTACTCACCTGCCTTTCATCATGTCAAACCAGTCGTCTACCAGCTCGTCACCGGACGGAGTACGCCGGTTGAAATCAATGTAGCACGCAATAAATCCCGTCAGCGCCGCATCCAGCGGGTCTATTCGAATATTGCTGTCTGCGCGAAGAGTGATCTTTTCGATAGAATAAAATCCGGTGCTGTTCCGCACTAATAAAGAGTTCGTAACGGCTTTTAGAAATATATCTTCACGCCCCTTAGCGTACGCGATAACCCCGTCTTTAAAGTGCTGCGACAGCGCCTCAATGTACTGACTTAACGCTTTCGGACTTTGATTTTGCAAAATAAAGGTATCGCATATCTCCGACAGGCGGTCCTGTATCCCTGCGATGTTGTACGGATCCGCGGCTATCGTTACGTAATGTAAATCGTGGTCTGTCCGGATTTTGTCTATGTATTCAAAAACCTGTACCGTGTCGATATTCTCACCACCTGCGCCGGAACATAAAAAAAGCTCTGTATCAAGGTAATCTCGATAACAAAACTTATCCGACGTTACATGATCCTGCAATTTCTTTTCCGGCATCCACGACACACCATGTATAAACAATCTATATCCGGCCGCGGGGACATCCTTCTCTACCATCGCCCCCGTCTGGTCTATTCCGTAGTACGTTAGCCAAACCACCGACGTTAAATCGACCGTTTGAGAAGCGTCAATTCCTAAGTACCAGTCTTTATATCCTGCTTGTATCAGATCTTCAAAAGTAGTATCTGTTCCGCAAGCTATCAATTGGTCGTATGTACAAACCTGTTTATCTTCGGCCGAGTACCAAGTGTTACACTGTTTCGTCACAAACGACTGCAGCGTAAACCCTTTCTTCGCTACCGCCTCTTTAGCTTTTTGCAAATATTTTTTCCGGATGTGGTCTTTAATTGTAAATCCGTCTTGTTCAAACAACAGCACTGGATTCGCTTTACCCCATAGCCTGATATTTGCATAGTCTTTACTCTGGACATCCGCTGCATCCGGCTCTGCTAAAAACAAGAAAACATTATCCGGTAAAAGATCTTCGTACAACATCTTTCTCAAAGTCAGCCAGCTTTTATGATTGTCTCCGCCGATTTCAAACTGTGCCGTAGACATCGCGACAAGTAACGCATCTTTAAAATGCGCCTGCCCGTCTTGAATTGTTTTAGTGATGATCTCATCACAGAGCATTTCTTCATCGATAACGGCTACTTTGTTCGTGTACCCATCCAATGAGTTCTTCGCGCTCCCACCTGTCCGGAACATTTCTAAATAGTTCCCGGTGTTTTTGTGCTTTGCCCAGCACGCGGTTTTGTTTACATTATCGAAAACCTCCTTCAAGCGGCGGTCATTATCAATAAATTTACAAAATTCTTTAAAACAGATAGTCGCATTCTGCCCTTTGCATGACGCGAGTACAATCAGTTCATTCCGAAATTTGCTCATTCCCATTAGATAATGTAGTACTGCAGACAATAGAAAGCTTTTCCCGTTACGGCGCGCCATATACAGTTTCGCCGTATTAACCAAGTACCGGCCATCAGGATATCTCAGCCCGAAGATCCCGCACATAATAAACTTTTGAACAGGGTACAGACTCAAGCGTTTAGCTTTACCGTCTTCGTCTACATAAATCAGTAAATTTATAAACTGGAACATCCTGCACATTGCGTTAAACGCAAATTTATATTTTCCCGAATTGTACAGATCCAGAAACCGCTTAAAGCACCGGTATTCTGACTCTCCTACTAATTCATTATCTGCCCGTTTTACCAGAGCTTTGTAATAGTCTCCAATAAATTCGTTAAGTTCTGCCGGTACTTTCAGCAGCTTAATTTCATCTTCAACCATCGCCAAACCTCTTTTCAAATTCTGTTATACCGCTTACTATCCTTTGTAGCGCATATTCTTTTTTCACCCCGCCAGCTCTATACAATGCATGTATTTCTCCGTGGCTTTTTTCAGACACAGTAATCAGATTATCCAAAGTAAACAGTAAATCCGGTCTTTCATCCCGCTCTTTGATGTGATGAATGATCGGATTATCTAACCGCTGTAAAACGCCAATTCCGAGCAACCAAATATCATAATCCATGTATTTTATACGCACGTTTTTGCGACATTTCTGCCACAAACGGGACGCATATACTTTTTTTGCAGTGTTCTCAGTTTGATATTTTTTAGCAAATTTGCGGGTACACGTAGGGCATCTGTACCCGTCGTAAAGCTGATGACACGTATTGCAACGTTTAAAAATCGCCATCTTTTTGTGATTCGGTCAACATGCGCGTAAATGGATTCCCGTTATCGGCCTCTTCATCCTTTATTTTGTCGAACTTCAGCGCCTTATAAATCCCCAGTGCCGTTTTATTAAACTGTTCATACCGCCGCAGATGCGCCTCAACATTAGCCGCATCCATTTTGTCTAAGTTAGCAGTTAATTCCTGAGATATTTCTTCGGCTAAAACAGTAAACCGGCAATACTGCATAATGAGATTTTCATTAACTTTGTTGATCGTGTCGCACCTGTGCTGCAATGTCCAGATGTAGTTATTTAGTTTTTTAATCGCCCTGTTTCGTGCCGTGTTTGTCATTTGATACACACCTGTCTATTAAAATACATCTGTTGAGAAAAATTAAAAAGGACCCGCCGAATTGCGGTCCTGAGCCTTGAAATTCCGAAACATACCCCCATTGTTCACCTATTGAAACACTAAAAAGGTAAACAAAAAGCACATGCCGGGGAGTGACATGTGCTTTTTGCGGAAAGGAGGTTCATCCTTAAATTTCCCTTTACCATAATATCACACTTCATAGTGAACTATAATGAATTTTAGTGAACTCTTTTTCTAAAATTTGCAAAGATCTTCCGTGCAGCTTATAAATCCATCGGATCGTGTAATTCATATCCACAGCTATCTGCTCCCATGTCTGAATCAATATGTAATACCGATACAGTACGCAGCGACCGCTCTCGTCATCCACGCTATCAATCAATACCTTAGCCATATCTCTCTTGTCAATCAGCTCATCCCACGCCGCATTTACCTTCTCGATCTGTGAGTCCAGCTTATCGACGATCTCATCAAGAGTAGCTAAATGATTTGACTGTATCTTATCGCCGAGTTTCGGACTTGAGATGTTATACGCTCTGCGCCTTAGATCTTCTAATTCCTGCTCATATGCGCGTAACAAGCTGTCCTGCTCTCTGACTGACCTCAAAAACTCTTTAACCGTCATTTCTCCTCCTGCTGCTTGCTGCTACGCACAATGCTACAGTTACGACACCAATGATAGCACCAATCCACGCACCAATTACGAAAATCAAAATCTCTGTCATTGTTGCCTCCTATACTTATCTACTCTGGCTTTCAAGCTATCCATTACGTACTGCTGCGCCGCATCTTTCATGAGTAACGCCCTAGCCAAATCCTCATCACGAGTACCTTCACAGATCAACTGATGAACTATGACTCTATTTTTTTGACCTTGCCTATGTAATCGCTTATTAGCCTGCTGATATAATTCCAGAGACCAGTTCAGGCCGAACCAAATAACATGGTTTCCCCCATCTTGAAGATTTAATCCGTAAGCAGTACTGGCAGGATGGGCTAACAGGATATCCACCTTACCCGCGTTCCAATCCAGCTCATCCGCTGACGTCTGTAATTGACGTACGCGTAAATTGGTTTTCTGCAATGCGGCTCTTAGGCGATCTAAGTCATGCCGGAAGTTATAAAACACGATCGCATGCTTCCCGTTAAGCTGTTCTATCAACTCCATAAAGGCCTCTATCTTATCATCATGAATCTCTTGCCACCCGCCGTCGTCTGTGTACACAGCTCCATTAGCCAGCTGCTGCAGTTTGTTGGACAGAGCCGCTGCGCTAGTAACATCAAGTACGTGGTCGTCGCCTAAATCTAAAACCATTTTTTTCTCCAGCTCGTTATAGTCTCTTTGTGCTTTGGCGCTAAGAGCTACCGGGATATCATGATAAACAATTTCCGGCAACTCCAGATAATCTTCTGACTTCATCGACACACAGATATCAGAAATGGCATCCATAATTGCTTTTTCGGCTCCTTCTTTCGGATCGTATGAGTACACCACTTCGCGGCACCGCCGCCCGGGCTCAAAGTATCGTTCTCGAAAATGCGTAAAATATTTACCCAATCGTTCACCTTGATCCAAAAGATACACCTGGCTCCATAAATCTGATAACCCATTTGGGCTAGGAGTGCCCGTCAAGCCCACCAAACGAGTAATATGACTCCTGATGGCTGCCAAGGCCTTAAATCGCTTTGCACGATGGTTTTTGAAGCTACTCATTTCATCGGCTACCACCATGTCAAACGGCCAGTCGTTTTTGTAATAATCTACAAGCCATACCACGTTTTCTCGGTTAACGATATAAATGTCTGCCGGTGTATGTAATGCCCGGATACGTTTAGCCGTGCTGCCGAGTACAGTGGAAATCCTCAAATGGCTTACGTTGTCCCATTTTGCCGCCTCGCGCTGCCACGTTGCCTCAGCTACTTTTTTAGGGGCTATAATCAATACCTTCTTTACCTGAAACCGCCCGTACTTTAATTCGTTAATCGCGGACAACGTGATAATCGTTTTTCCAAGACCCATATCAAGAAATAGCCCGACAGCTGGATCTTGCACAATTCGATTCATGCAGTACTGCTGGTACTGATGCGGCACAAAATTCATACTGCGCCTCCGTTTTTTATCATTTTCTTCACGCGAGTTACATAAGTGTCTACGTCTTTCACTCCGTATAGCACTTCAACATGGCACCCCAATGCCCGTAAGTGAGATATGCATATCTTCTGAAGAACACTAAGCATCCCCGTTTCAGATTTCATTTCTACGAATTCTACGTACCCTCCCGGGAGAATAATAATCCTGTCGGGTACCCCGGCGCTGCCGGGTGACGTAAATTTATAGGCCCTGCCGCCAAGTTTTTTAATCTTGCTAACTAATAACTTTTCGGCATCTCTTTCCGAGTGTTTAACTACTTGCATGATTTACCCTCCTTGCATGAAAATACTTTTTGTATTCGCCTATATATGTATATAAAATTTTTATTCGCACGCGCGCAGGGGTCAACATTTTATTTTTATTTCTGGCGCGTAAGGCGCAATTACCGTACACTTTGTTCAATACTCCTTGTTTTTCTAAACTCTTCATAACTATGTTCACGTTGTTCACGTTAGTTAGTTTAGATAGATATAGTCGTTTAACTGCCGTGAACTTTAGGCGTGAACAAACTTTTTTAATGTTCACGTTTTAGGTATAGCCTAATGGTTAAAATCCTCTTTGGGATTTCTTAAAATCCTCTTTGGTTCTCAATTAGACCGTGTTTTATTCTCAACAAGATCCTGAATGTGCACATTGAATGTTCACAGTACATTAACAGTTTATTAAGAATATTTATCCCTTATCATGAATAGTTATTCTTTCAAAGCCTCGCTGTGTTCCACAATATCCATACCGCCTCCGGGATACATTTCTCTTCCATTCCGGAAGTTGGCATAATACTTGATTGATTTCCCGGGCGTCTGCCCGTTTCATGCTGCGGGGCTCGCCGCCGAGGCACTCGCACCAGATCTCCAGTGCGCAAGTCTTATCTCGCAGCTTTGTGCCAGTGATCCCCGTGGCGTTGCCGGACCAGTACATCCTCCGGGCTGCCAGCGACATGGAATCATATTCTATCGGAATTAACCGGTCTAGAAAGTCCTGAATCAGTCCGTCTTTTGCGCTGTCTTCGCGGTGTCTGTCTTGTTCCTGTTTAGCCATTGCTTCTATAGCTGGATCTTCAAAGTATATCGGTTCATGCTGTTTCCACCGCATCACGGCTTCTGCCCATAGCTGGTCTACTTCATCTGGTAGGTCCTGCCATATGCTTTTCGTTACTGGTTCGACGCCTACGTCAATCGGCCAGAATCGACGGCTCCCAGTAGGATCTTTCAGAAAATCATGGTCGTTACATGTACCGAAAAATACACCTTTTCGGGGGTATCTTCCCGTGTGCCGGCCGTAGGGCTGCCGGTATACGTCATCACAGCGGGAAAGAAATTGCTTGATTTCGTTGTCCCCAGATTTGCTGTATCCTGTCATTTCTCCGATTTCGTTGATCCATATACCTTGTATAAGTTCCGCTGCTTCTTTCCCGTGAAAACTCTGCAGACTGTCGCTGTGCCAGCCTTTTCCGATTGTCCTCAAAAACGTGGTTTTCCCTATCCCTTGTGGCCCGATAAATACCGGAACGTAGTCATACTTACACCCGGGCGTCATGACACGGGCTACAGCTGCCGTAAAGGACTTTCTGGCCGCCCCGCGGGTGTACGGAGTATCTTTACTGCCTAAGTAGTCATGGAAGGCCGTATCAAGTCGATAAGCACCATCCCAGGACACGCTAAGAAGATAATCCTTGACATCGTTAAACCGTTGCTGCTCTGATACGAGCATAAGCGCCCCGCTGATTTTGTCGCGTCCTGTAATACCATATCTATCTTCCAAGTACCATGCGATCCCCGCGTCGTCCGTGTCTGTCCACTGACGTTTCAGGTCGCTGGTATTCCACGGCAAGCTGTCCAGCGCCAGCCCCCGGGTAGAGAACTCATCGATGGCAATTTTCCCTGCCAGTTCCGGGTCGTGGTTTAAAATTCGGATAATGTTGTCCATCGTCTTTTTCGGGCGTCCGGTGTTGTCGTCATATGCCAGTTTCGCCGCTTGCATCCAGTTGACACTGTCAGATGGTTTTCGGTCGCTACTGCCTGCGTCTGAGGAAAACACATCCGACGCATGAACTGCAGCAGTCATGTTGAGATCTGTCATGACTGCGCTGTCTTGCATAGCCAGCTTCTTCATCGCCCGATACGACGGGATTTGACTAATTGGCGTATTTTCTTTGACGTTATCGTCGTTGCCGCCGAACTTATGGATACGGATAAGGTCAAAGGCATTAACCAGCTGCCCGCTGCATGGATCAGTTGCGTGGTGGCTGTACAAGAATTTATCATCGTCGTACAACACTGCCCCGGCTACGGTTGTACCACCGGTATACGTCAATCTGTCGGTATGGTCGGTTTCTGTGTATGCGTTCGGAATATATGCTTGTATGGCGCCTCGGATATCGTATGTACGGCAAAATGAGCCGACGATTCCCTGTTTCTTTGTCGGGTCTGCCTGCTTAGATAGTAGTATCTTTGCTTTTAGTTCTTTCCCCGGTACCTGTGGCCATGTCCGTACATCATGCCAATCTTCATACTGCCCTAAAATCCCATCAGAACTGACAAATGGTGCGTCGGCATAGTTAAATACGTATTCACTGTCTTTGCTGCACCCGGGCCAGTACATAAGCCTTGACGCCTCGAAAGTCGTCGGGTCACAAAGTTCTATCCCGATCAAGCTCGCCAGTTTCCGTGCGATAGGTTCATACTCATCAGCGGTTACTGTCCTATCCAGCGGTATAATTACCCGGAGTCGTGGACGGTAAGGCGCATGAGACCGTGTAGAATAAATGGCATATCCGATTCCTAAGCTGTTTACCCGGCGAATAACGTTATCCGTTTCTCCGGTTGCGATGTTGTCCAGATCTAATGTAACCAGATCACGACCGGTAATTGCCGATGCTTTACGCTGCGGTCCTTTTAATGCGCCCCCTACAAAACCACCTATATCTTTCAGCGCCCCTTGCTGTGCTTTGCCCATCCGGAGATATTCTTCGTATAGCTCGGCTGTTCGCTGCGGCGTGCGTAGCTTTTCGATAAATTCCGACCACATGCACTCTGCCGCTGTCCATTGTTTAGACATGCGGCTGTTTCCGATGCTGATAGTCAGTTTTCTGTCGTAATTCAAGTACTCCCCCCCCCCTTTCAGTCTTTTGTATAGTACGGGCTTATGAAGCCGTCAGCGTTAAGCAGCAGCCCCGGCGCCCACGGTATCGGTGCACACATAATTTGGTTAATCCTATCTATTTCATCTTCATGAATCTTATCTTTCGGTACTTCGAGTACCACTTCATCATGAATATGCATAAGCGGTTTGTATCCGGCTTTTACGAGTCGGTTGATTGCCAGCGCTAAACAGTCCCGCGCGATTGCTTGCGTAATGTTCTCTACTAGCTTACCGCCATAGGTTGATGCGTGGCTCCACTTGATTCCTGCCTGTACTCGGTAATGTAATGCAGGCTTACCAAATTGATTTTCGTTAATATAAGGCTGCGGGTAATATAGTTTTCTCCCGCTTGGCAGCTGTATCGTCAAGTAGTCATACCCGTATAAGAGATTACATTCTCGCGAAATAAGTATCCCGTGCGGAAGACCTACAGGGCAGGCGTCGGACATGACAGAAAGCGCCGCACCGTCTACGTCATACCAGAGGCCGCAGATGCGCGGATTAGCTCCGCGCCATCGGTGAACAATATCCGGCAGTTCTTCTTCGGTAAGTCCCTGCTTCAGAGCGCCCATTGTAATAAGAGCCGGAGGCCCCCCTTGATAACCCAGCGCCAATTCTGCCACTTTGCCTTTCTGCCGCAAGTGTCCGTTGATTCCGTGTTTTTCGACGGGCATGCCGAACATACTGGACGCAGAAGCGCAATAGATATCTCCGCCTTTTGCGAAAACATCCTGCCGCCATTTCTCATCAGCGAGCCATGACAGTACGCGCGCCTCGATGGCTGAGAAGTCCGATACACAGAGCAGGCTCCCCTCCGGAGCGACGAAAGCTGCACGGATCAAATGAGACAAAGTAGTTGATATATGGCCGTACATAAGCTTGACACCGCGGGCATTTCCGTTTTTAACTAATCTGATGGCCGTATCCATAGCCACGGGCACGTCATGCGGTAAATTCTGCACTTGTACCAGCCGCCCTGCCCAACGCCCTGTTCGGTTAGCCCCGTAGAACTGCAGCACGCCGCGGATACGTCCGTCAGCGCACACAGCATTCTTCATAGATTCATATTTAGAAATACTGCTTTTTGCTAAGGCCCGTCGGATATGCAGTACTTCGGCCACTTGATCCTCTGCAATCTGCAGGCTCTCGGCCACGGTTTCTTTTGTAAGTTTTTCCAATTTCAGATCGGAGTTATCGTTAATCCACGTGAGTAGCTGATTGCGACTGTTCGGATTGGTAAGTCCGGTTATTTGTATGGCTTTTTCCACGAGTTCTGTCTTATGTTGATCGTCGATGGCCAGAGCTCCTCGAACTAGATCCATGTCAAGCTGAATGCCTCGTCGATTTAGTTCGTAATCGATGACCCAGTCATCCTGTACCCAGCCCGGTACGGGGTAGGCAGATAGCCGCCGGTAATCTTCCATTTCGGTAACTACATCCTGCGCGTTGTATTCTTTGAATAAATGCCACTTATCTATATCGTGTTTCGGTAAGTTGCGGGTTCGCCCCCCATTTCGTTTTGTCGGTTTACAAGGTACACAGAAATAACGGATAAGTGCTTTGCCGGTGGATAATTTCCGTTTGTCCTCGGGAATACCTAACGCAGCACCTAAGAAAGCCAGCCCCGCCGGATAGCCAAGATATAAACCGTGAAGCATTGTACAGCGCCACTGCTCCGGGGGAGTAGCATATCCGTAGCGGTTGAGCCCTGTTATTTCAAACGATGCGTTATATGCGTGCTTGATAACCTCGGGATTATTCAGATCGGATATGACAGAATCTGGGATTTTCTCTCCTTGTGCCAGATCCACGACATGGACATCTCCGAAGTCGTAGGCATATGCAAAAAGCAATAATTCAAAGACGGGGGACTCGCAGTATTTAAACAGACCAGATTTTTTAATATCTACGTCTGAAAAAGTTTCAATGTCTATACTAAGGTGTTTCATAATGAGCCTTTCAGATAATAATGAAAGAGGCCCAGTTAAGGGCCTCCACTATTTACATCGGCTGCCCGGTTAATGGATTCACTTTCTGTACGGCGGCAGGCTGCGCAGCAAATACAGATTTAGCAGTCGGCGCCTGTCCGCCTAAAGGTTCGCCGTCGGCAACTTTCTGCACGGGGCCGAGCCCACAGCCGATGCCTTTTTTACCTTGAAAGTTATACGGGAAGAAATTAACGGAGATATTAGCGTAGATACCACTGTAGATCTGTATCGGTGAAATAATCGGATTTAAATTGGCGTCTACTACCTCTACGGGCTTATCGGCGGCACTTGACGCAGTGAATACCCAATGGCCTTTACATTCAGAGCCGTATTCGGCGCCATTTTGGGTAAGTCCATCTCCGTCATGTACTGGGGTGGCGACGATAGCCGGGGCTACGCCGTTCCATTTACCGGTAATTCCGTCTGCTTTAGCGGCTTCGATAGCACGGTCAATTTCCGCCTTTGCCGCAATGTCCGTTTTCGGTACGAGAATTGTCGTTTGGTACTTCGCCTCGGCGCCGGGTATCCGTGCATAGGCTTTTAAAATGTGTACATAGCTGAGTCTGACATTTCTTAATACAATACTTGTGTTTTCCATGATTAATTACCTCTTACAGGTTTAAATACATCTTTTGCTGATACCACATTGCTGATTGCTTCTCGTTTGTCTGATTCCGGTGCCAGTGTCGGCTTTCCGGGGTTTTTAATTACATACTTACTGAGTAGAGTTTCGAATACTTTTTTGCCTACGATTTTTTCTGTCTGTGCCAAAGTAGCCGGTACACGACTGTACAGCAGGGACTCATCAATCCCATTGTCCGTGAGGACTTTAAACGCCTCATCGGTACTCGTGAATACGCGGCTGCCGCGGCCTTCTACGGCTTTCCAGCCCGGTACTGTTTTACCAGAAAGGCAGCTGGAGAGCGCGTATGCCTGCAGATCTTCCGCCCATTTTTTGAGCGCCCCGGCTTTCTTGAGGTATTCCCCCAGCTCCGCCATCGTGATTAGCGCGGGATTGGCATTTGCTTTCGCAGTTTCTGTTAAAGCGGCGTAATATTCGGACCGTGCTTTGCATTGAGCCCTTGCCCGGCAGAAACGGCAGTGTTCGCCCGGATGAAATTCCCCTGGCCCCTCAAATGCCTCTTTTGCTTTTGGTTTAACTACGGAATTACCCCATTCCGTGAGCGCAGCGCGTGAGAATGTATCTGTTCCTAAGATTTTCAGCCGCGGCTGCACGATGTGAATGTGGATTGTTTTAAACTGATACAGCAGCCCATATTCGGACAGAGCTCCCAGAGCGTATAGCTTCAGCTGCGGGTTGTCTTTGGCGTCTACCGGTACGCCTTTACCGTATTTAAAATCCACAACATGCAAGGCGTCTGGTGTCATGATTAGGCAGTCGGCAGTGCCGAAGCCTTTCGGAACGAACTGGCTGAAATCAACTTTTTTCTCAGCTACTACGTAGGGCTTTGTGCCATAAGCCAGCATGATCTGCTTAATGCAGTCCAGATATTCCTCTGTATAGCCGTCCATTTCTTTTTGATACAGAGGATCTTTTTTCAGTTTATTCATCCGCCGGGTAAATGTGGCGGGACTCATCGGCTCGATAGCATACCGCCGTAATTTCAGTTCGGCGATCGAGTGTGCCAGCGTTCCTTCGCGGGCAAATTCACTGGTTGTGTCAGGGAACTCCGCCTCCAGCCTCGCTGATGCCGTGCATACGAGCCATTTATGCGCTCCGGAAGCGCTTAACAGGGCGTGTTGTGTCATAACTTAGCCCCCAGCGCGCGGAGCTTAACTGCCAATTCTCCATATTTTTCCTGCGGAATTTCCATCATAGAGGCTACTCCGAACTCTTGAATAATTTGTGTCAGTTCCGGTACTTTCCCGGCGTCCATCAGTGGCCCACAGGCTGCAAGAATTTCGGCCTGTGTGTATTCTTTAGCCGGGGCTACCGGGACAGTTTGGGGTTGTACCGGGACAGTTGGGGGTTGTACCGGGACAGCGGGAGATTTAGCCGCCTTAGGCACCGAATCAGGTATTTTAACCTTGCTGATCTGCGGTGCCGCAGTACATGCAAGAGTTACTTTTTCCGGTGTAACTTCTACGGTGCTTCCTTTTGGTGTTACCGAGTTTTTCAAAAGCACCTGCATTTCGCTAAGTACTTCGGCGGCGGATCCTTCAAATGTTACTGTCATCATGATTTTCCTCTTTCTGGCAGTTAAGCACTGCCTGCTTAAAATAAGATTCTTTTAATTCAAAGCCCATAGTCCGGCGCCCCATCTGTAAAGCTACGATGGGAACACTGCCGATACCGGCAAACGGATCTAAAACAATGTCGTTCGGATTTGTCCAGAGTTCCAGACAGCGGGCTATTAAGTCCAGCTGTAGCGGACAGATATGCCGTTCATCTTTTTCATCTCTGGCGGCGGTTCGGTTTAGCGTGTTGCTCTGCCGGATATCCATCCACACTGGTGACGCATACCGCCGCCATACTTGATGGCTATAAACGGGTTCGGTATTATACTTTTCTTTCTTAGCTACTAGATCTGCGTCCGGTTCTGGCCTTGCACCTTTTATACCTTTCGGTTCAGCTTCACCGTAAAAGCGGCTAAGCCCGGCTTCGTGGCTGACTGGTTCCGGATTGTCCCCCGGTAACCGGAAAGTCAATACATAATCTGGCAGCCCCATTCGGCACATCGCGGAGTCTTTACACAGCTGTTTATGCATAAGCCCCAGTGCTTTTGTCCGGGTAGCCTCCACCAGTGGATCTTTCCACACAACAACGCGGCTATGGTAGATAAAGCCCGCATTTTCAAATTCTCGAATTAGCTCTCCGGGAAAATCCTTGAGTCCGATAATGCCATCTCGGCTTTTCATTTTCGGTATATCCATGCAGTGCACGGACACCAGCCGCCCAGGCATGATGACCCGTGCCAGTTCTTTTACTAGAAAAAGAAAATGCTGGTAGAACTGATCATCTCCCGTGCTGTTGCCCAGGTCACGGTCGCTGTTGCTATACGTATATAAGCTGCTGAACGGCGGAGAAAATATCGCATAATGTATGCAGTGATCCGGCAAGCCCTTAAGTATTTCTATCGAGTCGCCATTGTACAGGGACACCTGGTCTGAAACATATTGATTAATCACTTTCAAATGCTATGCCACCTCCATTTCTGCCCATTTTGGTAAAACCATATCGACGCTGGGCTCGTATTTTGCCATAACGCGACAAGTTGCTTTTAGTTCTTCCTTGACGGCCTGCTTTGTCAGTGTAATCATGGCGTCTCGCATTTTACGGCTGTCTGCTTCTTTGCGTTCGATGTTCTCTTTCACGCAGCCTTCTTTCGCGGAGATGATGATGTACACATCCACCGCTTTCTTTTGCCCGAATCGCCAGCATCGTCTTACCGCTTGATAAAACTGTTCGTAACTATCTGACAGTCCTACAAAAATGACATTATGGCAGTTTTGCCAGTTCATCCCGAAACCTGCGATGCTCGGTTTCGTGATCAAGCACTTCAGCAGCCCCACGGAAAAGCCTGTCATAGCGTTTACTTTATGCGTAGCCTTATCTGCACCTTTCACTTCTTGTGACAGATTGCACACCCGGTGAAGTTCTTCTGATTCCGCATTGAGGTCGCACCACACAAGCCACTGCTCTGTGCTAGCATTAACAAGTTCTGCGGCTGCGCGGCATCGGGCTTGTAGGGATTCTTTCCGTGCAGATCTGCGCTGCGTCAAAGTTAGTTTTTCGGTTACCGGGGCATCGCTGTCAACGATAATTTCGTGCATGCGGATTTCAGGAAGCGTGTAACCCTCGTCTTCGTAGCCTAAGCTTGCCGGGTTATCCAGAACGACAGCCCAGCTGGCCATCCATCGCCAGAAGCTAGTTTCCGCATGGCCTTTGAGCCGCCACTTAGACGTTTCCCCGCTGTCGTGAACGAAGTACATAGACAGCATTTCCGTCCGTGACATAATTCCTAAGAACTCAGAATGGTTACCAAGTTCCATGAAGTCATTCGGCGCGGGCGTAGCTGTGCATGCTAACCTGTACGATGTACAGCTGAACGACTCGATCAGCTGAGTTCGGACTTTGCCGGTAAACGATTTCAAAATAGACGACTCATCCAGCACTACTCCTGAAAAAACTGACGTATCAAAGCGATCCAGCTTTTCATAGTTCGTAATATTAATTCCCGGGGTTACGTCTTCTGCTTTTTCGCAAAGGTGGACAGGGATCCCAAAGCGCTGCCCTTCGGCTACCGTCTGCGCGGAAACCGCCAGCGGGGCTAAAATCAAGACAGGTTTTCCTGTATGCCGCGTCACCTCATATGCCCACGAAAGCTGCATCAGAGTTTTTCCAAGTCCACAGTCGGCAAATATAGCGGCGCGGCCCTTAGCAAGTGCCCAGCGGACGATATCCCGCTGGAAGTCGAACAGGCTGGGATGAAGATCTTCTGCGGGCATTTCAAACCCGTAGCTTTCGGTTATTCGGCTTTTTGAGTCAATAAAAGTTTTGTAGTCCATTGTCTTTTCGCTTTCTTTGTAGTATCCTTGAGATGGAAGTTTTTCTTCTTTGACCCTTGACCAGTGGCTGCTGTTCATGGGTCTTTTTCATGTCCGCGCAATCATCGGGTATGCAGTATCCGTAATGCGGGCATCCTGTGCATTCAAACAATATAATCGCCTCCTTCCCTCTAGCGGATCATGTCTAACAGCAGGCGGATTTCTCTGCCGACTTTCATCCGTTCGGCAAAAGTTTCTTGCCCGCGGAAATCTTCCCGGTAGTACTCCAGCATTTCTAGAACAACTTCGAGCCGAAGTCCGCCGATTCCTTTTTCTGCTTGATCTTTATACGGCATGAGGATAGATACTTCGCTGTTATCCTCGATTTGGATGTATCCGTGGTCTCTAAGCCGTCGTTTCATGGTGCCTATAGCTCGGTAATCCGTGTCCAGCAGTTCCGCGGCTTCCTGATCTTTAATCGCGGGATTGTCTACGTACAGGTCGTATAATCTGTTTATCTTTGTCTTTTTCATAAACCCTCCTTTTATATGCGTTGCAGGTCGTTGTTGCTGAAAGTGAAAACTGGTAAACCTTTTACTTTCGCGGCGATGTACTCTGCCCGGCAGCCTGCAGATTCTTCCCAACGCCCCGTCAATAGGAGAGCATCACAGCGGAGAAGCAGGCTTACGCAGTCGCTGATTGCCACTACCTGATTCGTCATCTCATAATCTAAGTAGCTCCAATTGTGAATCGGCGATATCAACGTATGCCGGGGCAGCAACTTTCGTAGTTTGGACAGCTGGATTTCAGCACGTGCGATATTGTCCAAGTTTCCTCCAAAAGGATGTGCCACATATAGCATGGTGTATTTATTAATAATTGGTTGCATGATCGGATTCATCTCTTGATATAAACCTCCTTGTGCTGCCTTCCGAACTGGATAGCGTCCTCATAGCTTTCCATGAAAATATCTATGCAATTTTCTATGCCGCAGCGGTCATTTACGACGTATTCCACGCCGTCAATAACGACTACCGTACCGAACGGCAGGAAGTTACAAGCGACCCCGCCGACGTGGACTGTTTCGCCCGTTGCGGTAATAGTCCCGCAATCGTAAGGCGTATAAGCGCTGCACTCTGCGATGAGCCATTCCGCTTGTGCCGCAAGCGGCGCTAACAATGTGAATAAAATAGTTAATAGTCTTCTCCGCATTCACACATCTCCTCTCTGTAATTCATAGCCTCAACAGCTGCCGTTAGTGTTTCTAAGTGATCCGCTAACATTTCAAAGAAATCCACAGCAGCTGTCACCTTTTCTTTCTGTTCATCAGACAGGCAGCCATCGAAATCTTTAAGATATCCGCAGAGTATATTTTCTCCACTGCGTGCGATAGAGACTATCCGTTCTAAATCTTCAGTATCGACGTCTCCTCTACAAGCCATCTTTATTTCATCTCCTTTCAGCATTAGAAAATTTTATTCTTTTCTTCTTCCAAGCCGGTTTTTATTCTGTAGCTGATACAGTTAAGAGCAATTTCAAGAGACATCGGTGCGCACTTTTTGACAGCAGCTAAAGTCCTAAGCAATAAATACCAGTCATCTTCGGTAAGTGCCACCGAAATAGTTTTCTCATCCATTACTTCATCTCCTTTACTCTAATGACTAACTCCGTACCCGGCTGAACGCTGCCAGGATTTTTTATGTGGTTTTCTTTTAGCGTGTTGTAGACTACTTCCCGCACATCGTCTTTGTTGCTTGCGATTTTCGCGCAGACATCCCAGACACTTTCGCCGTTCGGGACAGTTACTTTGTACAGTACCGTCTTTTCCGGTGGCTGTACGGCGTAACCGGCTAAAAGAACGATTGCTGTAAATGCGATTAAAAACGTACGCATGACAGCTTCTCCACGACTGCGACAATCATCGTGATAAACACGAATAACCACAGCCAATTCATCATTCTGTCAATCATGTTGAATCCTCCTGTTCTTTCGATAAACTCATAATCCACTTCGCCAACTTGTATTCGTGAAAATCTGCTTCTTCTCCTGGCGGTTGATAGCTGACTTCAATAACCGACGGCAGCTCGTCTGAAACTCTCAAATTTAATCACCTCTTTCTTTTGTTCTTCTCTCCGTTGAGCCGCCTGGATTAATAGTTGTCGAGCATAACACAGTTCACAATGGATACGACAATAACAACCTGTTATTTACGAGCGGCTCAATGGAGAGAAGAAATTAATGTGATTTTTTGCTTTACCTCGCACGCCCCTCTATAATTGTTTTAGAGAGGAGGTGCGATAATATGCCAAACATTTACCATTTCAGGGATTTATCTAAGCCTATGCAAGAACAGCTTTTGCAGTACATCGCTTCGCATTTCAGTAAACGCCGCGCGTATAACAAGGATGTATCGGCTTATGGTCTAAAGCAGCACTTTACCGGACTCGTAAAGTCTAAAGATGAGCATGTTACGTCCCAGTGCTTTAGCGAAGCTATGGAAGCTTGCGGATATAAAGCAAGGCTCTGCGGTAAAAATTTAGGCAAAGAGTCAAATTATGAGTTCAACGTGTATGTGCTAAAACGCCCGCGAGAACTGCATAAATGACACTTTTGGAAAAAGGATTTTCCGGTAATGGTCTATCGAAAGATCCTTTTTTCATGCACAGCGCTACAGCGCCTGGTTTATCTAAGACAGACAGCTGATCGCTACAGCTGTCGCAGTCTTCCGGCGCATAGACCTCTTCAAAATTGGCATTGCGTAGAATTTCTACAAGTGTAGACTTCCCGAGGCCGATGCCGTAGAAGCAGACCGGGATTGACTCGGTTAAGCAAATAGCAAGTATCCTAATTTGTGTCTCGCTAAGCATCGATTCAAGATACTGCCCGAAATCTAATAATTCTTTATCCATTTTCTTCTTCACCTCACTTCTTTTTGATCTTTAGCGCGTATATTGTTGCTTTTTCTCAACCTCGGGGGTAAAAAAATATACCCCTACCTCGTCGAGCGGAATAAGGAGTTCCTTAGAAATTCTTTGAATATCCGCTCTTGTGAAGTCTCGTTCATTCGACAATTTAAGCGAAAGTGTAGACCTATTCATACCCAAGACTTTTGCGAACTCGCTCTCTGAATTAAATCGAGTTTTTATCAAACCCCTTAATCGTCGGTAGTCGTATTTCATATTTTCGCCTCCTTTCGTTGTGTTTTCTCAACTATACCACACAGGTTTACTTAATGCAACTATTTTTTTCAAAATTGTAAATTTTAGTTGCAGTTATGCAACAAATACCTTATAATTAAATCAAAAGTTTACGTAAGGAGGATTTTCAATGGGTACATTCGCTGATAGGCTTAAGACTTTGCTGATTAATGCAGATATGCGCCCTATAGACTTATCCAATATTACGAAAATAGATAAGTCTTCTATATCCAGATATCTAAAAGGCGATTACATACCGAAGCAGAGGAAATTAACAAAAATAGCACAAGCATTAAACGCAAACGAAGGCTGGTTACTTACAGGTGTTGAGCAAAAAGGACCTGAATTATCTATAGATCTCCCACCCGGCACCCACCGTCCGCAATTTAAAAAAGTCCCCATGCTGGGATACGCGGCCGCCGGGCAGCCGCTTGAAGATCTCAATCAAGATACACCATACTATGACGTAGAGAATAAATATGATGTCGACTTCTGCATTACCGTTCGCGGCGACAGTATGATCGACGCAAACATCAACGACGGCGACATAGTTTTTATTAAATCGATGCCCGAAGTGCCAAACGGTAAAATAGCTTGCGTTGAAATAGACAATGAAAAAGTATGTCTAAAACGTTTTTATAAGGCTGGCAAAACGGTGTCTCTGGCGTCAGCTAATAGTAAATACGCGCCTATGTTTTTTACCGAAGGCAATTGCGAAAGCATAAAAGTATTAGGGTTAGCTGTACTAAGACAGTCCGAGATACAATAATTTTTTATGAGAGAGGAGACTTTTAAAATGACAGTAACAACGTTATTACTATTAAAGGACCTGACGCCGACGCAGAAAAGCTACGTGACGAGTAAGCTCAATACGAAAGAAAAAGAGACGTCTATGGCGTACATCTGCTGGATTTTGTGTGGTATCCACTATTTCTATCTTGGGCAGCCTATCAAAAACATCTTATACTGGATCACTTGCGCCGGTTTTGGGATCTGGGGAATTATTGATTTGTTCCGGATGAAGTCACTTGTTGAAGAATGTAATGAGAAGATAGTGCAAGAATTAATTCAGGAAGCCACTTTGCTTGAAAGTTGATTGTAAAAGGAGTGTTTGCTAATGAGTAGTATTATAGTATTTTTAATTTTATTGTGGATCTACTTTACGTACGTGAAAGAAAAATAGCAGCATAAAAATCCCGCTATCGTATTAACGGTACGATAGCGGGAAGATGTAATAACCCACCCTGGGCTGATTACTCTATAATTATAGCATAATCAGCCCATTTCTAAAAAGGAGCTGATTTTTTTTATGCTTAGAGCCGCTTTATACGCACGTTTTTCTTCCGAAAACCAGCGCGAAGAATCTATTCTTGCGCAATTCAGAGACAGTACTGAATACTGCAAAAAGCACAATTACGCTATTGTTGCGAAGTATGCCGATGAAGCAAAATCAGGCACTACAACCATCGGCCGTGAACAGTATAAACTTATGCTAAAAGACGCACAAAAAGGGAAATTTGATGTCGTAGTATTTCATAAAATAGACCGCAACGCGCGAAACGAACTTGACTATTACATAACAAAGCACAAGCTGGAAGAAGCCGGTGTAAAGTATGCTTACAGTCGACAGGACATAGACAGCACATCTCCGGAGGGTCAAATGATGGAGTCTATGCTGGTTGGCATGGCCGCTTACTATTCGCGGAATCTTTCAAACGAAATCAAAAAGGGCCTGCGTGAAAACGCAATTCAAGGTAAATGCACAGGTGGTCGTCCACCGTATGGTTTTTCTATTGATGCTAATAAAAAGCTAATCATCAACGAAAACGAGGCACCCGCCGTCCGTGTGATTTTTGACTGGTACTCCGCCGGTGTCCATTACGGCGTTATACGCAAGCGGCTTTTTAATGCTGGTTACCGAAACCGCGCAGGAAAAGAATTTACCATTGCTTCTATTTATGAAATCCTGCGGAATAGAAAATACGTCGGGGACCTCTATCTCGGCAAAACGCTATTCCGTAAAGGAAAGCGAAATACTCATCAAACAAGCGCTAATGTACAGTATTTTGAAAACGTTATTCCAGCCATTGTTTCAAGAGAAATTTTTGAGGAGGTGCAGGTTAAATTGGATCGGAATAAACGGAGATCAGGAGCAGGAAAAGCAAAAGCTATCTATGCTTTATCAGGTCTTATATATTGTGGGAAATGCGGGTCTGCTATGGTCGCACACTCGACGAAAAACAGCCGTGGTATAAAAAACTATTACTACAGATGTCCGAAAGGGCGTCTTGTCGGAGATGAGAAATGCCCGCAGAAATTTATCAATCGTGATGATATAGAAGAAACAGTATATCAATTAATACGCAAATTATTTACGGCTCCGGATGCACACGACCAGATAAAAAGAATTATTGCTAAAAACAACATGGGCGTCAAAGTTCCGGACTATACAGACCAGGTAAAAAGGCTAAAAAAGCAGGAGAGCGATGCTTCTAAGCGGCTTGATAAATTATACGATTTGTATATGACCGACCGGGAAGATGAATTTACATCCGCAAAAATGGCGCAAATCAAGGAAGAAATACTGCGGCTCAGGACGCAAATTAAAGAAGCCGAAGACAGACAGGCTATCGCACAGTCTACAACCTTTGATATTGATAAAATCATTGATACTTTTCAAAAACAACTCAAACAAAAACAGAGCCCCGAATTTATCAAGACCCTGTTTGAGCTTGCCGTTAAAAACGTGACCGTTTATCCCGACAAAATAAAAGTGGTTTTGTTGGTGACCCAAGAGAGATTCGAACTCCCGACACCTTGA